ACATGGTGCCGATCGAACATCTTGTCAATCTCGTGCCGAACCCCCTGGCCTGGTCGCTCTTGAAGCCATTTCTGCGCGACGAGCAGACGGTCAGGTTGTCACGAGTTTCGTAGCCCGGCGCGTGCCGGCTTCCATTGCTGGGCCAACACGGCGGCCCATTCTAAGGCCGTGGTATCCAAGACGCCTGGCGGACCACGACGCCTGCGCCTTCACCTCTGTCGTGGGTGTGGGAACAGTACGATGCGAAATCTCTATCTGTCGCGTGCGGTGTTGGCTTCTTTCGAGGGTGAGGACGGCGGTGGCGCGGGTGCCGGGGCCGGGGCTGGCGCGGGTGCGGGCATAGGTGCCGGCACTGGCGCGGGTGCCGCCGCAGGTGCGGGCGCGGGTGCCGGGACCGGAGTTGGCGCGGGCGATGGCCGCTTCACCCAGGAGGATGTCAACCGGATGCTCGCCGACGACCGGCGTAAGCATCAGACGCAGATTCAGCGGGTCGAGAAGATGCTGGAGGAGACGGCAGCGTCCAAGAACCTGACCATCCAAGAGCGCGAGATGTTGGCCCAGCAGTTGGAGGACCTGCGAAAGGAGACGCGGACGAAGGAACAGCAGTTGGCTCACGACAAGAAGCAACTCGAAGAGCAGTACCAGAAGCAGTTGGCGGACGAGAGGAAGGTCCGCGAACAGTGGGAGACTCGCTACCGCGAGGGCACCGTGGAGCGGGCCTTGATGGATGCGGCCGTCGGCGGCGATGCGTTCAACACCAACACGGTCATGTCCGTGTTGCGCCCCATGACTCGCCTGACCGAGATCACGGACGAGAAGACGGGCAAGGGCACGGGGAAATTCAAGGTCATGGTGGACTTCCCGGACACCGATCCCAACACCGGGGAACCGACTGTGACCTTGCACACGCCCGAGAGCGCTGTGAAGCGGATGAAAGACTTGCCGCAGGTCTACGGCAACCTCTTCAAGTCCGGCGTCGTCAGCGGCATCGGGTCGAGTGCGGCAACCGGCGGCCTTGCGTCGGGTGCTGGCGGCAAAGTGGACCCCAGGAAGCTCTCGCAAGAGCAGTATTTGAAAATCCGGCAAGAGAACCCTGCTCTGCTCGGATTGCGCCCGCAGAAGGGCAAGTCCGGCCGCTAGTTGGTCCGTTCATCAGGGGATCGTCGTGAGCGGCCGCGAGTTGCGGCCTCTTGTGTTTCTTGATCCTGACAACTCTGTGGAGTGACAACGATGAATCCGCTTTACCTCTCGCACGCCGCCGTGGCGTGCTTCGACAACAACTTCGACGTGACCGGCACGGGCGCGAATGGCTTCATTCCCGAACTGTGGGCGGCCGAGGGTCTGGCGATCCTCCAGGAAAACATGGTGATCGCCAACCTGGTCCACCGGGACTTCGAGAACGAAATCCGCCAGTTCGGCGACGTGGTGAACACCCGCCGGCCGGGCAACTTCCAGATTCGCCGCAAGCAGGACGGCACCACGCTTCAGAACCAGGACGCGAACGCCACGAACGTCCGCGTGCCGTTGAACCAGTGGTTCTACACCAGCTTCACCATCAAGGACGGCGAGGCCAGCAAGTCGTTCCAAGACCTGGTGGACATCTACCTCCGGCCGGGCATGATTACCATTGCCCGTTCGGTGGACCGCGCCGTCCTGGGCCAGGTCCACGGGTTCCTGGGCGGACCGACCGCCCGCGTGGGCCGGCTGGCCAACCTCTCGGCGCAGAACAGCAAGGACTTCGTGCTGGAAGCCCGCGAGCGGCTGAACATCAACAAGGCCCCGCTGGAGGGCCGCAACCTGGTCTTGGCTCCGATCAGCGAGACCTCGCTGTTGAAGAATGAGTTGTTCATCGCGGCTCAGCAACGCGGTGACTTCGGCACGGCGTTGGAAAGCGCCACCCTGGGACGGATTCTCGGGTTCGACACCTACATGGACCAGAACGTCAACAGCGTCGCCGCCGGCAACTGCGACGTGGACGCTGCGGGCACCGTCACCGCGGCCCTGGCCGCGGGCGGCAGCGGCTCGCAGGCGATCACCGCCGGCACCTACGCGCCGCTGGCGACGGGTGGCGAGTTCGCCGTCGTGGCCGGCAACGATCAGCCGACCTACGTGACCGCGACCGCCGGGACCCCGGTGGATCACGTCACCCTCAACGAAGCGAACAAGTACGCCACCACCGCCGGGGCCAGCCTGTCGGTCTACAAGGCGTGCGCCGTGGCGGCAACCCAACTCGCGGGTTGGGTCGAGCCCGTGACGGTGACGGGCTACGTCAACCCGCCGCAGATCGGCCAGTTGATCGCGTTCCAGTCCGCCGGCTCTCCGCGGCAGACCTACACGATCATCGAGTCCTACCAGGCGGACGCGGACGGGACGCCGAATCCCGCCGGCACCTGCCAGGCGCTCTACCTGGACCGGCCGCTGGACTACGGTGTCACCACCGCCGACAAGTGCTTCCCGGGCCCGGCCGGCGCACTGAACATGGCCTTCCACCGGAACGCCATCGCCCTCGTCACCCGTCCGTTGGCCATTCCGAACAACGCGATGGGCGTGCTCTCGCACGTCGGTGTCTACAACGACATCGCTATGCGCGTGTCGATGCAGTACAGCATCGCCCAGGGCGGCACGGTGGTCAACCTGGACATCCTCGCGGGTGTCGCCATCCTGGACACGAACCTCTGCGTCGTGCTCCAGGGCTAAGCCCGCTGTCTCAAGGTCACGAATCCGCCCGGCCCGGAGCGCATCCGGGCCGGGCGGCCCTTCTCGCTTCGCAGGTGGAGGCCCCGTTATGGACATGACCGACCTTTGGCTGCTGCTCAGGCAGTACGGGCCGCTGGTGCTGGTAGTGGGATTCTTCCTCTGGCAGAACTGGCTCCGCGAATTGCGCATGAGCAACCGCATCAACAAGCTGGAAGACGAGCAGCGCAAGGTGCTGCTGCCGATGGTGGAACGCTGCACGGACGTGATCTCGCAGAATACGGCCATGATGGAGCGGCTGGAAAAGGCCCTGGACGGCCGCTTCGAGTGCCCCTTGCGGCACCAATGCCCCGAGGGATAGCCCGATGAAGAACGTCAATCCCATCCACAATCGCTTCATGCGGCTGGCAATGTACATCCACAAGCGCCGCAACGGCGCGACCGTGTTTGTGCGCCGCAAGGTCCAGGTCCAGGCCGACACGACGACCGGCCAGACCGCCTGGACCATCAAGACCTGGAAGGTCAAGCGCGTCGTCATACTTCCCGCGAAGAATCAGCGGGAGGTGCGGCAGAACGCGGGGGCGATGACCGCCAATCGGGCGATCATTCAAGGCTCCAGCTTCGATACCGGCGGTCGCCAGTTCCTTTTCGACCGCCGCGGGGTGCCGTCCGATCTCGTCCTGCAACGGGACGACTGGATCGTGTTCAACGACCGGCACTACGACATCGAAAGCATCACGGAGTACGAGTTCGACACGGCCTGGGTGGTGCTCGGCAAGGAACTGAAAGGGCGCGTCGAAGTCATCGACGAAATCCACAACCCGTGGAAAACGCGACTGGACGCGAACGACCAGCTACCGCTTGACGACCATCCCACAACCAGCCCATAGGTGCTCGCATGGCAGTGAATCCGAATTGGGCGCGTTGGGCGTTCGCATCCGTGGCGACCCTGATGAAACGGATCGCCAAGGACGCGAACATCCCGGCGCTGATGGAGGGATTGGACGAGCGGACGACCCAGTTCATGGACTCGGCCCAGCGGGTGGAAATCCGCATGTCCGGCCCCTTCACGAAGGAACTGAGCAAAGACTACTACGAGTTGGGCGTTGACATCAACCTGCTCTTCACGAGCCGGTATGAGGCCAACGGGAACCAATACGACATCATCACCACGGTCGGGAAGTTTCACGAGGCGTTGGACAATCCGATCCCGCTGAAGCGCTACGGCGACCAACCCGGTGACGATGGGAGCCTCGTGATCTGCTTGCTGCCTCGTTCAGGACGCAACGACGCAGTGCGTGTGTTTCATTTCGGGCAGACCGATCAGACCGACCGGCAGAAGCAGGTGATGATCGACGCCCGCTACGTTATCGACCTTGACGGCTAGGCAACAGGAGATCAACCAACTATGGCTCGCATTGAACTGAAATACTGCACCATCCGCATGAAGGATGGTCTGAACGGCACGGGTCTGGTCAACCAGCCGACCACCGTGCCGGCGGCGGGCGACACGTCGCTCAGCCTCGATACGCTGGCGCTGAACACCCTGACGCCGGAGAAGGTCCCCGTGGGCGCGACCTTTACGGTCGTGGGCGAGACGCAACCGCCGTACACCGCTCCCGACCGGCTGAACAACACCTTCGCGCAGGTTCACACCGTCACCGGCCGCACGCAGGCGACGACTGCTGCTGTGAACGCGGCCCAGACCGTCACTCTGACGACGGTGGCGGACTACTTTACGCTGACCTTCAACGGACAGACGACCGCCCAGATCGCCTACAATGCGGCGGCTGCCGCGGTCCAGGCCGCGCTGGACGCCGTTTTCAACGCCGCCTTCAGCGTGAGCGGTGCTGCGGGCGGCCCGTACACGGTGACGTTCATCGGCACCCTGGCCGGTTCGCCGCAGCCCTTGATGACGGCAGCGCCGGGCCCTGCCGGGGGCACCGTCGTCGTGGCCAGTTCCGTCGTGGGCGTCGTGCCCGGGGCGGATGTCACGACCGCCATCACCTTCTCGCCGCCGCTTGGTCCCGGCACCTATGCCGACGACGCCGTTGTGACCTTCGGGCCGCAGCAAATCAACATCAAGATGGGCGACGGCAACCTGACCTACACCGAGCACCGGGACTACCAATACCTCCTGGACCGCGGCTACCTGGATACCGTCCGCGAGCCGAAGGATGTCCCGATGGACGTGAAGGTGGACGGCGTGTACGAGCACATCGTCTCGATCACCGGCGAGAA